ACGGAGGAACGGCGATTCTGCCGTTAAGGACGATGCGTAGTTCGCACCAGCGATATTCGCTGAAGATAGCCATTCGGGGGCGTTATGCCTATTTCCAGCTGAACGGAGTAGACTTTGAAATATCTCAAGATGATCTTTTGCGCCACTTGCACCCGGAGGAGCTACATAATTCATTCCCTTCGGGATGTCTAGAAAAGTTCCGGGCTCAATTTTCTGGTAGTCCGTTTGCCGTCCGTTGGGAGATGACGAAACAGAGTAGTCAACCATCTCATCAACAAACGATTCAACTTGTGCAGCCGATGCCGTATCATGCTGGCGAACAGCAGCGATGGCGGACTGCACAGATGCGCCTTCCCCAAGGTTTTTCCGCAGCTTGGACGCAATGCTGAATGTGTCGAGAGTCTCGTAACTGAAGTCGCTCAGTCCACGCTTGATTGCCTTTGGCACATTACATTTGACATGGACAATGCGATCAGCATTAACCGTCTCACCCATCGAGGCATTCGCATTGGCATCATCTTGCTCTTCCCCTCTTGGAGCGTTGTAATCCACATAGTATGAGCGGATATTGAATACATCATCTGGGTCAGTCTCGATTCCATAAGACCAGTGGGAGAAGTCCTCTCCCGGCGGTTGCATGATCTGCTCTGGCTCAATCGTGCGGACCAATAACCGTCCAGAAGGCTGGGGGAACAAGCGGAGGAAGCATTCGCCATCGGTGCGGGAACGCTTGAATATTTCCTCCTCCATCATCGACCAATCATTCTCGTTGAGGAAGCGGTCGAGGATATCTTGGCAGCGACGAACGGTTGATTCGTCGATATCTATGGTTCCCTTCGGAGCAATTCTGTAATTGAATCCGCCCCCAATGACATAGCTGCATAGTCCGTTAAGGAGTCCAATTGCATTTGGATTTGTGGTGGTAACCAGTCGAGCTTGAGCCCTAATGAGACTAAGCTGTTGTTCTGAGTACCAAAATGGGTAATTGGAACCGTAGCGACGATCATTTGGATTTGTGATAGGGTAAGAAAAAATCCCGCCATCACGAAAACGATCCAGCAGATCGACATAGTTGCCCAGCCAGAAATCGTTAGTAAGGACATTTTCACGGATATTCCTCTTGACTACCTTGGGAGCGGATTCCCTTGTAGGAAGGAGAAAGTTGATGATTTTCTGCCAAGTAGTCATGCTATTCCCCTTCGCCTTCTAGCTTTCTGTGTTTCGTTCTGGCATATTCGGCAACATATCTTTGCCGTTCCATCTTTTTGTGGCCTAATTCTCATATTTTCCCTGTTCCATTTATGCCCATTGGCGCAAGTATTATTTCTGTGGGCTTCCATTGTCTTGCTTTTTCCACGCCTTGAATTTTCACCAACTGTTACAACTTCCATATGCGCTGGGTTTACACAGGATTTGTTTCTGCAAGTGTGGTCAATAACTTTTTCTTCTGATATTTTTCCAATAATCATTTCATAAAAAAATCTATGAGCCCTTTTATTTTTGTAATTTATTGTTAATTGGCCATATCCACTAACACCCTTACTTCCAACCCAATTCCAACAACCTTCAGCAGATGTCGCTTTGACATTTGCCCAAATCCTCTTCATTCTTGTATCTTCAGAAATCATGCTATTATTCTCTTTGCGCTGCTTGATCTTTTACCGTTCCACATAGAAATCATAACTCTCAACGCCATTTCAAGCGAATCTGGCCCGTCATCATGCTTCCCTAGTGGGAATTCTCGGAGTTGCGCCACCAGAAGTCTTGTGCCTTCATTACGCTTGAATTTAATCAGCTTATTGGCAAGGTATGGGCCAAGTCTCCTGATACGCACATCCTTTGATATATTATTATAAATTTGCATGATTGGAATAGCATTTCCTTGCTTTTTTGACTCCTCAAGGATTTGAGTCGCAAGGAGATGTTGGAATTGGTTTGTTTCGATTCCTAGTCCGTCAGGATCAAATTGGGCAGCTTCTGATACCGTCATGGCTACGAGATGCTCTGAATCCATTCGGCGCATAGTGGCATCACAGTAGAGAATGCCGTCTTGATCTCTGGCCAGCTTGACGATTGAGGTGTAGTCACCGTGACGGGCATCACGCCCCTTAGATGGGTCAACCGCCATCGTCTTAATTTTGATATTGGAATTATGTGGCCAATCCTCGAACCAGATAGACTCTCCAAAGTGAGAGTTGGGCCACTCTGCTCCTTCTTGATCGACGAATTCGCCGTCTAGTTCTTGGTTGGCCTGCTTGTCGGAATACTGCTTGGATACTGCGCTAACGAATTCACGGGCCAAGAATGGATTCTGTGAAGTCTTGGATCGGAAGAGTTCTGTATTCTCTCTGTCTCCCCGCCCGAATACTTCGTAAGTCCAATGAATCATGCCTTTGGGTGTGAAGGTAGCGGTTAGCCATCCCGCTCGACCACCTTCACGGAGGCGACCAATGCAGATGTTGAATACTTCCTCGTCCATCACGGATGCTTCGTCTAGCCAGATTCCGCTGATGTTCGGTCCACGCAGCTTGTCCGGGTCTTCGCCGGATCGGAAGATGATTTCGCTGCCGTTAGCTAGGACGAGTCGGGGCGGTTGCTTCCACTTCTCCTTTGTGACTCCCATATCATCGGCTATTTGGTAGATTGTCCTCATCGTTGCGTCTTGGAGGACATTGTAAGTGGGAGCGATGACCATGTAGAGGCGACCCTTGCCGTCCTCACTCATGGCTCTACGGAGAATGTCGTAAGCACCAATCCAAGATTTACCGCTACCGATCCCGCCTACATATCCACGATACAACGCTCCAGAGTGATGGAAGTCGTGCTGGATTTTATGGAGCTTGTAGGTCTTGGTTATCGTTTCCGATTTGGCCTTTTCAGGCTTCGTCGGATTCGACGGCAACCCTTTCGGCTTCGGAGGCATCATTGAATCCTTCTGGAAGATTGGATGGCTTGTATTCGACTGCTGGAGTCACCTTGACTTCAATCTGCTTGGAGTCTGCGTCAACAATCTCTTCGACGATCTGGAGCTTGACGGTAGTCACATTGGATACTTCTTGACGCTCCACATATCCCCGTTCACGCCCCAGAGTACGGAGGAGCATGGTGATTGCCCATTGCTCTCCCTTGTCTACCGCCTGCATAAGCTTCGCTTCGGCTAGATCGAGAGTCTTGCCTCTCTGATCCTTCATTGATTCGAGGAGTTCTGGAGTGTTGTTGATTCGGTAAGCGAGAGTAGCGTGTGGCACTCCAAGGATGTTGGCAGCGAGATAAAGGAGTCCACGGCACTTCTTTAGCGTTTCGATGATCTCTTCGTCTGTAACTTGTTGGAGGGCTTTATTCTGATTGCGTACTCGACCCGTAGCAGCTTTGCGGGTTTCCTTATCGTCGATGTCCAGTAGGTCGATTTGCATAAGAAAATCCTTTAGAAAATTTATTCTGTAAAAATTAGGTTAATCATTATAGCAGTTTGAATCAAGGTGGATTAGGAGAAGGTCGATTTCCCGATTGGAATCATTACTAAGTTTAGGAATTTAGTAAAGATAATTCTAAGAAATAGGAATTGAAATTTCTTGAAGATTGGGGGGTCAAATGCGCCCCCTGCTATCCCCACACTGATTTCCTCTATCACTTGATATCTAAATATTTCTAGTGCTATCTAAAAATATATTTCTATGTTGGCATGATATTTGCTCTATTAATATATATACTAATTATCATTTAGGCTAGACTAATATATCACTTAGGTTAGACTAATATGGGATGATATATTAATCCACCCTATATATCTATCACTATATCCAATACTATATATTTAATTAATCATATATAAATAACTAAAGCCTATGCTACTTCATATAGCATAGGCTACTAGTTATTAGATTGTAATAAAGCTATCTATCTACTGCATTAAATGTTAGCCTAGTGCTACCTATCCTATACCATCCATAAGCATATCCTCCATCGATGCTAACACGGGCCATATGTTGCTGATATCTACCATCAAATAATTGCCACCTATCTACAGCTATCCTACAGGCTCTAT